GTTTGGAGTTGTTGTAGTTCCTTCAGTTGAAGATTATTCATACGACACAGTTGAGATTGGTCGTAACCGAACAGCGATGGGTCATGTCAAAGTCAAAGTGACTTACACATTCATCGGTGCTAGTGGTGACGCTATCAAAACAACAGTTGTCGGTGAAGCAATGGACTCAGGTGATAAAGCAACAGCCAAAGCCATGTCAGTCGCATTTAGAACCGCATTACTTCAAGCACTCTGTTTACCAACAGATGAACCTGACCCTGATGCCACTTCATACGAACGCTCAAGTGCGGAGGATGTTTTAGCGCCTCAAGCAGTTCTAACAAAAATTCATCAAGCAACGAACATCGAGTCGTTATCTGAAATCGGTCAGTACATAACAGCGAACAAGGACGCTTACCCAGTTGGACTTCTCGACCAATTCCGTGCCAAGTTCAAAGAACAACAGTCAAAATTGAACCCACCGAAATTGGAAGAGGATGCCAATGTCGATACAACAAATTCAACCCGAGTTACCGTATAACGGAACTTCAGGTCACAGCGGTACCGATACAAGTAAAGAGCGAGCGCTAGACGCAGATAGGTCAGGAAAGACCGCTTTGCGTCAGGCGCAAGCCTTGAACTTGCTAGGACAAAGACGGCTCACGGGAATTACTTGGAAAGAATTTTCTGAGATTACTGGACTTCATCACGGAACTGCTTCGGGTGTATTGTCCGTCCTCCATAAAGCGGGACGCATTGCGCGGCTCAAAGAGACTCGCAAGGGCTGTAAAGTCTATGTCGATTTGAGATGTATCAATGGTCGAGTGATTGAAATTCAGGGGCGTAAAAAATCTTGTCCCCATTGCGGAGGTATTTTGTGAGCATAAGATGGATAACAAAAGTGTGGAGCGATTCTCCTTATGATGGCACCAAACTTTTGATTCATCTTGCGCTCGCAGATATTTCTCATGATGATGGTCGTTTCTTTGCTTCTCAGTCAAACCTTGCTTCAAAGGGTCGATGCTCGGTTGAGTATGTCCGAAAGGTCATCAACGAGATGATTACCGATGGACATTTGAAAATTATCACCAAGGGAAACTCCCGAGGTAACGCAACCGTATATCAGTTGATATGGAAGAAACTCCCCAATTCAGTTGGGGAGGAAGAAAGTTTAGGAGGGGTAGAACTCCCCAACTCAGATACCCCCAACTCCCCAACTTTGGAGGTTCAACTCCCCAACTCCACTCCGTACCATCCGTCCTATACATCCGTCCTATCTACAACAAAGAGCGACGAAACTGCTGTCGCAGTTATCGCGCTCTCGGAAGTAGTTGCTCGTAGATGGTGGGAAAAGCAAAGAGTCAAGCCACTAGGAAAAAATGCGTGGCACTCTCTTCTCGCAATCTGCCAAGCGGCTGAGAAGCGAGGGTACTCAGAGCAACAGATTGAACAGGCTCTTGATTACATCGGGACAGTTCCTTCAATGCGTCAAATGGATTTAGTTTTGCGTGGAGTTGGAGTCAGAACCAAGCATGAGCAATCAGCAATGAGGGCAGTTGAACTAGCAAAGAAGTTAGAGAATGAATCTATCTGATATTGCGATTCTGATTGGCTTTGTGGGTATCTATGACCTTCGAGTTCAGGTTGATGAATTGAAGGTTCGCGCATGGGCTGAATCTTTAGATGATGACATACCGTTAGAAGTAGCGAAGAAAATTGTTTCTGCCCATTATGCTAATCACGACTCAGCAATCAATCCTTCTCATATCAATCGAGAATGGAGATACCGTAAGAGTTCAGAGCGTGAGCGCGAACGCGGACGATTGATTTCTTTGGAGATTGAATCAGCGAGTCAAAGAAAGGCTCCTCCTGAAGTAGCCGAAAAATATCTCAATGAGATTCGGCAGATTTTGGCGAAAGGAAAAGATGCTCCGTTGGAAAGTGATAATGAACAGGTGGCATCTGACCTATGAGGATATTGCGGTTTGTCGATTGGTACAGCAGATGGCGGTTCAAACGAACTCAACGATATGCCCTGCTTGCTTGGACGCCATCGCGGATGAAAGACTCCAATGGCAAAACCTAAACCTAACCGAGTTTCTGATGAAACGAGATGGCTAGTTCTTGCTCGGGCTAAGTATCGTTGTGAGCGTTGCGCTACTGATTTTCTTGGAACTCCTGTTTCAGTTCATCACAGACGCCCTCGAATGATGGGTGGCTCAAAAGATGAATTGCTTCATCAACCAGCAAACCTAATTGTTCTTTGCGGAACTGGAATTAGCGGATGTCATGGATGGGTTGAATCCAATCGAGCCAAAGCCCGTGAACTCGGCTACCTGATTCAAAAGGTTGAGTCGGCAGAAGAGATTCCTTTTCAAGATAATGTCAATGTTTGGTGGAAGTTAGATAACTACGGACAAAAAACGCAATTTGACATGAAATGGACCTTGCCTCATGTTTAGAACATGGAAGAATGTTTTTGCCGTATCGATGAGACCGAGCAGACAATTTACACGCTCGAGTTCAATCAGCGACCTTGGACAACTAATGCGGAGCGAGCGGGCAATCGTTGGGAACGAGCCAAACTCACGAAAGAGTGGAGACTCGGTTTTCAACTATTGGCGAAATCTGAGAGAATACCGCCGATGGCATGGATTACCGTCACAGTTGAACCGCATCAAAAAGGCGGGAGACTCCAAGATGTAGGCGCTTGTAATCCAGCAGTCAAAGCGGCGATTGATGGACTCGTTGATGCGGGAATACTTCCCGATGATTCTCCCGAGTATGTGAAGTCGTTGGTTTATCTGCCACCGAAAAAAGATAAAAATTCTTTAGTGCTTTACATACGAGGAGTTAGGAAAGAGAGGAACTTTTGAACTGGGAAATTATTTGGACAGTCGCAGGTGTCCTAGGAGTTATGGTTTTCTTTGCGCCATTCTTCTTGGCTATTGCGATTGCTTTTGAAAAGAGTCGAGCCAAAATTCATTTAGAGTTTGTGGCTACGGCAAACACGATTGAGAAAAAAGTAAAGTTCGACGAATCACTCGAACGCTTGTTCGAAGAAGGAGAGACGCTATGAGTACGGTCATGGAAGCAACTGAGTTAGACGGCAAGGGTCTTGATGAAGTCAAATTGCTGACTGATGCCATTCGCACTCACCAAGTTCAGATTCAAGATTTAGGAAAGAGACGCAAGCAGTTGATTCTTCGACTGCGTAAACAACGCATCACTTATCGAGAGATTGCGGAAGCAATGGGAGTATCTGAGCAGTTGATTTACAAAATCATCCGCAATGAAATTCCACGCACTCCCGAATATGATGCTGACGGAAACATAATCCGTAGACGAGGACGACCAGCGAAACCAGTTATCTAATGAAGTTCATTGAACTTTTTGCTGGAATTGGAGCCTTTCGACTTGGACTTGAAAGAACAGGTCATGAGTGCGTATGGGCTAACGAATGGCTAGAGAGACCGAGGAAAATTTATGCCCGAAATTTCGGAGAACAACCTGACGGAAGAGATATTAGAGATGTTTCCGCTGGAGACATTCCTGATGCCGACCTCCTCGTTGGAGGATTCCCTTGTGCGACTTTTTCAGTTGCGGGAAAGCGAACTGGATTCTCTTTGGATGACACCCGAGGGACACTCGCTTTTGAAATGTTTAGACTCGCTCACGAAAAATCAATACCGTATATCCTCTTTGAGAATGTCAAAGGACTCCTCAACCACGACGGAGGAAGAACCTTTGAAATCATCCTCGAAGTCTTGGATGGCTTGGGGTATGACTGTCAATGGGAATTGCTTGACAGCCAAAATTTCGGAGTCCCGCAACACCGAGAAAGGGTATTCCTTATCGGACATCTTAGAGGAAACCCCCGACCCAAAGTATTTCCTATCGGAACAACAAGTGGAAGCAATGCTCAGTCGAACTCGAAAGAACGAGAAGGAAGGCAGGGGTTTTTCTCCCACATTTCTCCGACCCTTGACGCCCACTACTACAAAGGAGGAAACTCCCGACAATATGTAGTCGAGCAGTTCATCCGCCGAGATAACGCTTTTAGAACTTTTGAGAATGTCGCTCCAACACTTCTCGCTCACATGGGAACTGGCGGTAACAATGTTCCCTTTGTGAGACCAGTCTTAGATGTTGCCCGAGTAAACAAGAAACCAAACGGGCGACTCATCAAAGATGATGGAGACCCGATGTACACGATTACAGCGCAAGACCGACACGGAGTTCTTACAGGCGACGATGAAGGTTTTGCTTTGAGAAAACTAACACCCTTGGAGTGTGAACGCCTTCAAGGTTTACCTGATGGATGGACGGAGTTTTACGATGATGGACGACGAGTTTCAGATTCCGAAAGATACGAGCGGTGCGGGAGAACCATCACTATCCCAGTCGTGGAAGCGATTGGTAGAAGGCTTCATGAGTTCTACTGAGCCATTCTCATTCGACACAATTCAAAACTTTGATGAGCATATCGCGCAATCAATCCCGAACTATCACACGCTAACTGAAGCAATTTGTGATTTGAGTACATACTTCATGACTGAAGATACTCAGGTGATTGACTTGGGTTGTTCAACTGGTAAACTTCTTGAGCGCCTTCCACACCGAGGTAAGAAAATCGGAATTGATATAGCCGATAATCTTTTGCCTGAGTCCCATGACCAAACGATTTATGTTCGCAAAGACCTTCGAGCCTTCAATGGTTTTGGTAAGTCGAGTTTGATTCTCTCACTCTTCACTCTTCAGTTCATTCCGTATGAGGACAGACCAAACATTCTTAGCATCATCTATGAATCTCTAGTTGAGGGTGGGGCTTTTATATGGGCTGAGAAAGTTCGAGAAGAATCGGGCGAACTCGAGCAGGTTATTCACGGCGCTCACTACGACTTCAAGCGCAAAGCCTTTACCGCTGAACAGATACTCAACAAAGAGCGCGACCTACGCCCGATGATGAAAGTGAACTCATCCATGCGAAATCAGATATTGGCAGAGAACGCAGGATTCACAGTAGGCACAATGTTTTGGAAGTTCTACAATTTTGAGGCTTGGTTGTATATCAAATGAAAGCGAAGATAAAAGTTGGACAAGTTGCTTCAGTTCCTATTTCATCCCTTGAGGCGTACCCGACAAATCCTCGTCGTGGCGATATTGAAGCGATTGCTCAATCTCTCAAAGCCCATGGGCAGTACAGACCGATTGTTGTTCAATATGGCTCGAACTTTATCCTCGCGGGGAATCACACATACAAAGCGGCGAGGAAACTCGGCTGGAAGAAAATCAAAGTCACCTATGTCGATGTAGATGAAGAGAGCGCTCGCAAGATTGTCTTGGCTGATAATCGATTGACTGACCTTGCCACTTACAACGAGCCATTGCTCAAGAATCTTTTGACCGCACTTCCTGAACTCGATGGCACAGGCTTCACTCAATCTGAGGTTGAGACTTTAGATAGGCTCATGACTGGCAAGGATAAAGACCCTATAAGCGATTCTAAGCCTTTACCTAGTGACCCTGAAGTAAAGGTTAGCGCGTGGAAGTTTACGGTTGAACTCGAGGCGTACAAGGCTTGGAAGGAGCAGTTATACACCGAGGCTCCGACAAAACAGAAAGCCATCAAAGCAATCAAAACCCGATTGGGATTACCTGAACGCAAACCAGTTGAACCTCAACCTCACCTTGAGCGTTCTGATTCAAACCCCGAGGACATAGAGACAGTTCCAATCAATGAGGTCAAAGTTCATCCTCTAAACCCGCGTGAGGGCGATGTAGGAGCAATTATCACATCCCTAGAGGTAATGGGTCAGTACCGACCTATTGTTGTCAATAAACGCACCAAGCACATTCTTTCGGGAAACCATACCTATCAAGGAGCAGTCCAGTTGGGATGGGAGAAGATTGCTGTTCATTGGGTTGATGTCGATGATGTCGAGGAGATAAAGATTCTGATTGTGGATAATCGGACAAGCGACTTGGCAACTTATGACCCACAGGAACTCAATAAACTTTTGACCTCGACAGGATTGAAGGGAACAGGATTTACCGCTGAAGAGGTCGCAGAGATTCTTTCGGGTGGAAAATCTAAGCCTGGGCATATCCCGATTGGAAGAACAACGATTCGAGTGGGCGAACATTCAATG